GACGGATGCGTATGCGCGCCCGACCAAATGAACGTCTCGTATCCGTCAACGGTTTTCCCGTCGCTTGTCGTTGCGAGGCGGGCGTGTTGAGAAATACCGTGGTTATGCACGGCCTGTCCGTTCGTCTCGCTCGGGAGCACGTTCGAGGACTCGAGCGCCGTTCCGCCGGAGGTCTGCCCGCCGCCGGAGGAGGTCGTAGAGCCGCCGCCGGAGCTGGTCGTCTGTCCACCGCCGCCGGAGGTCGTTTGCCCGCCTCCGCCGCCGATAGCTTTCTCATACGCCCGGAACGCCTCGAACTCGACATTAAGGAGCATTTTGTTAATGCGTACCACCGAGTCAGAGATATAGAGTTGCAATTTTGCCGGGTGCGTCGCGTCGGCGTTATCGGAGAAATTATAGATTTGCTGGTTGGTCGCGCCCTGCGCGTATGTCTCGCCGATAAGGGCGCGGCTCTGCAAGTCGGAAATGCTCCCGGCTATATCCTGCGTCTTGTTGGCAATCGTCACCGTGACATTTCCCGGGTCGCCCTCTGCATCCGATTTCTCCACGCGAACGATACGGGTACGGAGGTTAATCCCGTCTGCCTCGTCCACGACGCGGACGATTTCGCCCGGGCGGAACTTGGAAAACTTATCGCCGGTCAGACGGTGGAGGTCGATAGCTCCGATTTCATAGCTCACATACGGCTCTTTTAGCCCGGCGAGTATCTGCTCGGCGTATGCCTTGAGGTTTTCCGCCACTTGATACCGCGCGTCTACGAGAATAGTCGAGCACAAGCCGTATCGTTCAATGCTCAAAGTGTCCTCGACGTAGGGAACGCCGCCGTTGACCGACTCTATCGTGAGTTGGTTTACGCCCTCGCCATAGCCCAGCGCATAGACGCGGTTTGCGATACTCGTCGCGTCCGTCGTCTTTTTGATGTTCGTCATATTCTTAGCGTATCGGATTTCGCTCTTGAGCGTCTCGGTCGGCACGGTGAGGGAGAGCGTCCACGGGTAGACGGTCGTATCCCACGACCAAAGGTATTCACCGTCGAAGCACTCCGGCACGGCGAAAAGCGCCGCGAGGAGCGTCGAGTTTTCCCAATTATATTCAAAATAGCGTTTGAAATCGCAGTCGCCGAGCTTCCAGTTTTGCCGGGTCTGCCGGGCGAGAATGTAATTGAGAACGTCGGCGGTCTTTACGCCGGAGCCGCCGCATTGATGATACTGAAAGAGAACGTCGGAGAGGAGCGTAGCGAGGACGTGCTCGCAGTTGTAATAGCGGGTCGCTCCGTTGCTCCGCTCCAAATCCTCCCCAATGATGCGGAAAAGGTCGATACGCTCGTCGCCGTCGAAAATCTCGACATAGTTCAGCGGCGAACAATAGGCGTTTTTCGGGTCGTCCGCCGGGAGCGTAAAGGTCGCCGTCCATAGGGAGTTAGTCTCGAGGCCGTAGCCGACGGCGAGGGCGTTGTCGAGATAGGCGAGCCGCTTCATATCGCGGTTGAAAATCTGCGGCTTTGCCATTATAACCACCTGTCTTTCCACAAGATTTTAACGTCGGCGGTCGTGCCGCCCTCGACGATAATATCGTTCTCGCCCGGTTGGAGCTTGAAAAATGCGCTATCGTCGCTCACGCGGTCGATGATGTTCGCGCCGTTGAGCGTTACGGTCATGTGCTCCGTGTCGATAACGAGCTCGTCCCCGGCGACCATATTCACGCCCTCAATTACCATAGTGACGGAGCCGTAGGTCGAAACGCCCGTACCGCTCGCCGTCGCTACGGCCTCTGCAAGCGCGGAGAAAAAGAGCACTCGGATATAGTCGCCGACGCTCCCGGCCTCCGCCTCCGCAAGCGCGGAGGGGAGGAGGACGCGGACGAACACGCCGGACGCGGTAGCGACCGCCTCCGCCGAGCCGTCGAGGTATCGAATGATTTTCAGCGTCGCCGAGGTATCCGTCTCCGCGTTCGCCGTGGCGAGCCACTCGAACACAATAGACGTTGTTCGGTTGTACGCCGTCTTATTGTACGGAGTGCGGTTATACATTTGCTCGCCTCCTCGTTATGCCAAAGTGCAAACGATAGCTCCCGCCGATACCGTGATAGCGTCGCCGTTGAGTACGTTCTTGCTCCGGGTAAAGGAGCCGTACCAAAGCAAATTACCCGCCGTCAGCGCGTCATAGATGCCCCAATAGGCCACCGTGCCGAGGTCTGCCGTCAGAGTGCCGAAATCGACGGCGGCGGAGTTGGATACCTGTTCTTTGCCGGAGACGAGGGACGGCGCGCCGAAGTTGATAATCTTTCGGGCGTAGCCGCCGCCGGATACCTCCGTACCCGTGCCGCTCGCCGTCGGGTCGGTGAGGAAAAGGGCGAGGTAGTACGTCCCGCTCCGCAAGGATGCGTTCAAGAGGGTAGATGCGTGTACGTTGGATAATGCGCTCATAGTAAAAACCTCCTAATTTTTAATTGACCTTGAGCCGTGTAATCGTCAGCGTTTGGATATTGCCGCGCGCCGTGATGTAGATTAAGCCGTCCGTTTCCTGCGTCCCGTGGACGTTGACGGCCTCCGTGTGAGGCAGAGAGACGGATTTCACGTCCTGCTGATTGTAGAGCAAGGACTCCGCGAACGGTTTACAGAGAAAGCGTACCTCGCACGTTCCCGTAACGGCGATTTGCTCGATAGAGATACCGCCGACGACCTTTGCGGAGTACGCCTTTTCCGGCTCGTCGTCAAAGACGAGCAAGCCCTCGCCGGATAGCCATTCCGCAACGGCGCGCGCTCGCGTTCTCACGCCCGCGTAATGGTAGCCCTCGCCGACGAAAGCGACCGTGCATACGATTTCGCGGTTTTCGTAACCGTCCTCTATGTCGTATGTGCCGCTCTTGCCGGGTATCGTGTATTGCGTTACCCGTTTCGCGGGGAGGAGCGTTCGGTCGGTGGACTTGAATACGACTCCCATATCCCCACTATGCTTGTTGTTGAAAATAAAACCCATGCTCACGCCATAGATACCCCCTTGCTCCGCGTTTTCGATTTCTGCATATTGTAGAGCTCGCGGGAAATTTTCTTAACGTCCGCCTCCTCACGGACGACGAGCTCCGCGATATGAAAGTGATTTACGACGTTTGTATCTCCGCCGCTGGATGCCGCCGCACCGCCGCCGCGCCCGGTCAAGTCCGCCGGGACGGATGCGGAGACGGCCTCGACGGTCGCCTTTGCAGAAAAGCCCGTCTCGATTTCTCCGATTTGGCTTGCGAGCCGGGCGTTTACCGCCGCGAGCCCGGAGTCTACCTCGTCGAGCATTTGCTCGCTCATGCCGCCGATAGCATTTACCGCCTTTTTGCCGTCCTTGTCCACGGCTCCGGCGAGTCCCTCGACGAGCATTTCGCCCACCCATGCCATTTGTGTACTCGGCGAATGGATGCCGAAAAAGTCCGTAATGCCGTCCCAAATGGAGGAAATCCACCCGGACACTTTATCCCATAGCCACCCGGCGAGCGACTGGATACCGTCCCACAAGCCCCGGACGAGGTTTTTACCGACTTCCGCGACCTGCGACACGCCCTCGCCGAGCGCGTTCACGATGCCGGTAATAATCTGCGGCATAGCGCGGACGATTTCGGCGATAATCTGCGGGAGGTTGGTAATGAGCGCAGTCAAGAGCTTTACGCCCGTTTCAATGATTTTCGGGATATTGCTCACGAGGGCGTTTATAACTGCCGTGATGATTTGCGGGAGCGCCTGTACTATCGTCAAAATGATTTGCGGGAGGTTGGTAACAAGCGCGGTCAATAGCTGGACTCCCGCGTCTACGATTTCCGGCAAGTTGTCGAGGAGTGTAGAGATTATGTTTTCAATAATTCTCGGTAAAACCTCGCACACCTTTGTAATGATTTCCGGGAGATTGGTAACGAGCGCCGTCAATAGCTGGACTCCCGTTTCAATTAGCTGTGGGATTGTGTCGAGGAGCGTTGTAATTAAGCTTTCTACGAGCTGTGTTGCCGCGTCATATAGCAACGATACGTTTTCTATCAGAGTCGTTGCTATCGTCGCTACGGCCTCCACCGCCGCCGGGATGAGCGTCGGTAACGCCTCCGCGATACCTTGCACGAGCGCCGCTATGAACTGTACCGCCGCGTCTACTACAAGCGGTAGCGCCTCTACAATGCTCTCGACGAGCATCGGTACGATAGAGGCGACCGCGCTCACAAGCCCCGGTAACATAGAAACGAGTCCGTTTAGGAGCGCCTCAAACAATCTCGCTCCCATTTCGAGGAACTCCGGCAAGAGCGGAGAGATAGCGTCGAGGATGCCCTCGAAAGCGTTCGGGACGGTCTTTGCAAGGTTTTCAATGACCGGCGAAATGTTTTTTATGACGGAATTAAAGGAGTCTACGACGTTATCGCATAGTTTGTCTACATCTGCGTCAGCGTCGCCGAGGCCGGTAATGAGGTTTTGAAACGAGGATTTCAGCATCCCGATAGAGCCGGAGATAGTCGCCTCCGCCTCTTTCGCCGTCGTCCCCGTAATGTCCATTTCCGTCTGGATAACGTGAATAGCGTCGATAATGTCCGAGTAGCTCGAAATATCGTACTTTACGCCGGAGAGCTTCTCCGCGTCCTCGAGGAGCCTTTGCATTTCCTCTTTCGTACCGCCGTATCCGAGCTTGAGGTTGTCGAGCATGGTATAGTTCTGCTTTGCAAAGCCGGAGTATGCGTTTTGGATGGACTCCATATCCGAGCCCATTTTGTTGGCATTATCGGACATATCCGTAATTGCCATGTTCGCATACTCGGCGGCTTTTTCCGTGTCTCCGCCGAGGGAGGAAATGAGGCTCGCGGAAAACCCAGTCACGGTTTCCATATACTCGTTTGCAGAGAGCCCGGCGGTCTTGTATGCGTCGTTGGCGTACTGCATGACTTGAGCCGAGCTATCCTTAAAGAGCGTCTCAACGCCGCCGACTAACTGCTCATAGTCGGCGTATGCGTCGATAACCTCTTTCCCGAGCTTGACAGTAGCGGCCACTACCGCCGCCGTTGCCGCCGCCGCCGCTTTTCCAATGTCAGCGAGGAGCTGCTTTGTTTTCTCCCGTTTTTCGTTTGCCTCTTTTTCCTTTTTGGCGGCGAGGTCAACTTCCTCGCCGTACTCGTTGATGGATTTTGCACACCCATCCGACGATTGAGCGGCCTCGTTCATATAGGAGGCGTTTTTCTGCAATTCTCCGTCCAAATCGTTTAGTGCGGCCTCCGCATTATTTATTTGAGACTGATACGAATTGCATTTACGGGTATTTTCCTCTTGATTGAGCTTTGCTTTTGTGAGCTCTGCGTTAGCCTTGGAGAGCTCCTCTGTGAGTTTTTTCTCCTGCTCGCTCGTGTCTCCCGTTTCATTTCCGAGTGCCGCGAGCGCCTCTTTACACGCCTGTACCCGCCGTTCTCCCTCTGCGACATTTTCCGCATATCCTTTTTGCGCTTTTTCAGCGGCGGCGAGCGCCTCGCGCAAGGTGGAGAGTTTTTCTTTCTGCGCGGCGTACATTTTTTCAAGCGTAGCGCCCTTTGCGCTCAATGCCTCATAGCTATTTAAGTGTCCGGCAAACTGACTTTCCGTCCGCTTCATTTCCGATTGTAGAGTTTTCAACTCGGAGTTTACCGTTTTTATCGCGCTTTTGTACTCACTCTCCCCCTTGACTTCAATTTTTGTCGTAATATTTCGCGTTTCGCTCACGTTATCCCTCCTCTCGGAATGTGTTAAAGTTCAGCAAAATTCTTGACTTTAGCGTATTTCTCACTTATTCTTGTATTGCAGTAAAAACAGGGAGGTTACTCGTACCATGAAAAAATTGCAGACATGGCAAATTGTTCTACTCGTCATTTTCTACCCCGTCGGTATCTGTGTGTGGATTTATCGAGTTTGGAAAAAGAAAGAACTCCAAAAAGAAAACCGAGCAAGGATTGAGGCAATCGCTCGCGCTCGAGCCGAAGCGCAAGAGCAAAAGGAGCGAGAGGAGGCCGAGCGTCAAGCCGCTTATGAGGCGGAAAAGGCTTTACAATACGAGCACGAGTACAAGGTTGTCGGCGTAACATTCAAAAACCCGGACGGGAAATCGCGTCAGACCATTTTGCAAAAGATGTATTTTGAAAAGCCGCCCTTTAATAAGGTCGGAGGCTACGAAATAACCATCGAAGAAAGAGAATACGAGGGCGAGACTGCGTATTGCGTATTTGCCGAAGAAATGCAAATAGGAAACATTAGTCGGGATGATATTCCCTATTTCCGCGAGCACTATCTCGAGTTTGTCCGTGTGGTCGGCGCAAGTCTGCACGGAGGCGGTACGGATTCCGACGGGCGCGTTATCAATTACGGAATTGTGATACGTTGTCTTTACCGCAAGAGAAATTGACCGAATGGCCGGGCGTAGTCCCGGCCTTTTTCTATTCGCCTCCGTCATTTCCGCGTTTACCGTGTGCAGATAGATAAAGCTCCCAAAGGTCGAATACCTCTCCGGGAGCCATAAAAAGAGCCTCCGCCGGGGAGACTCCGCAAAGAACGGCGATACGGTAGTATTCCGCCCGCCTTATCTTGTTTTTTTTTGATTAAGTTCCGCGAGCCCCTCGTCGATTTCGTCATCCGCCGGGCTCGTTACCTCTCGACCATAGCCGAGCTCGATAGCCGTCATAATTGCGCGCTTGAGCGTCACGATTTCAAACGGCCTCACCATGAGGAGAAAATCGTCCTTTTCCGGGATAGCGCCCGGGTCGTATCCGAGCCGCCGACGGAGGAGCTCGCCGCGCTCTGCCAGTACCGCCGCGATAGCACACGTCGCCGCGAAGCTCTCGCGGGTATCCGGCTCTATCGCTTCAAGTGCGAGCTGTGTCCCGCCGAAATCGTCCCGGAGTGTAAACATAGCCTCGCCGTCAAATGCGAGGTAATACGTCGCGTCCGCGAGCGTCACTTTTGCCGTTTTCATGCCTTTACCCTCCAATTACCAAAGCGGGAGGCGAGCCGTTCTCGCTCGCCTCCCGTCGTGTGTAGATATTAGCCTCCCACTTTGCCGAGCTTGGTATCGCACCACGCGATACACTCGCTTTCCGTCGTGAACTCTTTCGTGATGCGCCATGCGCCAGAGTTGCAACGGAACACGGTAAAGGTCGTCGCGCTCGTGCCGAACGTGATAGAGGAGCCCTTTGTCGCCGCGCTGTCGTTGCCGAGAATGGCCTTGACAAGCGGATGAAACACGCCCTTGAAATAGCGGACTCCGCCGCGAATAATGACCTTGTAATAGCAAAGGCCACCGCGAGGAGCTACGTCTCCGTCGGAGTCCGTGACCTCGCTCGACTGCGTATCCTTGGTCGCGCCGTGAATAGCGGCGTGTACCTCGTCCGTCTTGTCGTCCGTTTCCAGCGCAAGAGAGCCGGAGGCGAACATATCGACCTTTTCGGCGAGCGCGTCGTCGGCGTAGAGCTCGCCGGATGCGTTCGTAACGGTGAGGTCAGCCTTGACGAGCTTACCCACGGTTACGACTTTCTCGTAATCGTAGGTCGGGAGCGCGTTGTCCGGCGTTGTTTTTGTCGGAGCGAAGATAGGACGCTTTGCGCCAAACTGTGCCATAATAAAACCTCCTAAAGATTTTTCGATTTGAGATATTTGTCGTAGACCTCCGCCGCCGCTTTGAGCGCCGGGTCTGCGGCCTTTTCGTTTGCCGTGCGGATTGTGAGCCGTTTCGGTATATTTCGAGTCGCCGCGCCGTATTCGTTGACGAAAGCAACATCCGCCGTCCGGCGTTTGTTGCCGTCTTTTCGAGTGCCTTTCGGATAAACATAGATAGCGCGTCCCTCCGCCGTTTTTTTGAGCTTCTTTCCGATGGTCACGCTCCGAGCCGTGATGCCCTTTGAGTAGCCTTTTGTGTACGCTGTGGAAAATGCCGTTTTCTGCTCCTCGGCTACGACTTCCGCCTCCGCCGTGAGCATATCAAGGATAACCTCGTCCGGGATTTTTGTGAGCTCCTCAAGGTCTGAAATGAGAGTATCAAGGCCATTTGTCGAGAGTTCAGCCATCGTCAACGCCTCCCACGATTTCGCACTCAAAAATATACCGTTGTCCGTTTTTGTCCGTGTTCGGCGTTACGATTGGACGTGTAAAGCCCGCCGCCACGAGCCGCCGCGTGATTTCTTGACGGTACGCGCGTGTATTTTTTTCTATTGGCGTATTGAGCTCTACCTCAACGATATAGCGGTAATGAGCCGCGTCGTCGTCCCCGAAGTCCGCCGGGATAGCGGTATAGTTGAAAACGATATACTCGGTCGCCGAGCCTTTATACACGCCGTCAGCGGTAGGGAGGAGGCTATCGAGCGTATCCACCAAAAGGGCGTTTACGTTCATTCGCTCGCCTCCCTAAACTCGGAGCAATTCAGCTCGTAATATTCCCGCGCCTCCGTGTATGCGCGCTCGACCTTGTACTCTTTGCCCTCATAGGAGAGCCGCTCTTGTCCGCTATAATCGGCGGCGCGGAGCTTCACCGTCAGCGCGAGCGCGATACCCGCTTGACGGGCGGCGTAAAACTCGCTCCGCTTTGTGGAGGAAACGTCGGCGAAAACGGTCGTCTCCGTGATTGTCTCTTTCGGATACCCGTCCGCGTCTCTGCCCTCCGTAACGGCCTTGAGCGTTACAACGTCGCGCCAGTACATGAGCTATCCCTCCTCCGCCGCGATATAGGAGTCCGAGAGCGTGAGGCCGTTTCTCTGCTCTTTGTACGAGGCGCGGAGCCTGTCCGCGTCCTCGTTATCGAGCCCAAACTCGGCCTTGACGTAGGTCGTCACCGCCTTTTTGATAAGCGGGTCGCTCTCGTCGTTCGCCTTGACCTCAAGAACGCCGCCGAGCACAAGGTCGGCTCGAGCGGCGTTTATGAGGTCTGTTAGCTCCCCGTCGTGGACGGTGGAGGAGAGTCTCACGCTATGGCGGACGGAGGCGAGGTATTCGTCACCGACTGCCATACTCGAGCCCTCCTATTAGGCCGTGGCCTTTGCCAGATGCACGAACGCGCCGAAGCCCGCGACCGGCTTAGAGTCGAACACGCAAGCGCCGAGGTAGTCGATGGAGTTCGTAGCAAGGCCGGAGTGCTCGGAGCGGACGACGGTAATATCCTGCGAATAGTTGCCGATGATGTAAGAGAAGTCGCCGAGATACGCCTCATGTGCGGCAAGAGAGCCGGTAAAGTAGACCTCTGCGCCCATGATGTAATACTTGCCGTTTGCGAACTCGATAACATTGTTCTTGCTCTTGTTCATCAGCGGGAAGAAGTCAGAGAAGAACGTCGCCTTGTTCATGCACCAAACGGCGTTACGCTCGTAGCCGTCGCCCAGCAGACCGTAAAGCGCGATAACATTCGCCTCGGTGAGAGAGGCCGTCTTTGCTACGGTAATCTGGTCGGTGTCGTCGGTGTACGCGCCGCTCGCGCCCTTACCGGCGGTCTTAACGCCGCCGGGCTGGTTGGAGCCCGTGCCGGTGAAAATGTACTTTTCAATGCGGCGGGCGACGCTCTCGGCGATAACCTCGACGATATAGCTCTCGAACGCGGAAAGCGCCATTTCGGAGCAAGCGCGGGAGGCTTTGACGAGCTTCACGATTTCGTAGCCGGTCAGAGAGACGGAGCCGAGGGAGTCGCTCGCGGCGGTAATGGCGGCGTTCTCGGTGTGGAGAGCGGCCTCGTCGTTCGTACCCTCGATTGCGAACTTGAAATTGCCGGGGACGTGGAAAATCTTGCATCTCTGCAAAATCGGCGCGACCTCGTACATTTTCTTGATAATCTGGTTAGCGGTCGTCTCCGGGATAATGGGGAGTCCGGAGCCGGACGCGGTAGAATAAGCGCGCTTTTCGTCGTCGGTCAGCGGCTTACCCTGCAAGGTCTTGAGCCATGCAGAACGATAGAGCACGTCGGAGTTCTCCGGCGCGGGCTGGTTGGCGGAACGAGCAACGGGATTGTTGAAAGCGGCGGGAGAGGCCGGAGCCGCGCCGCCGTTGAGCATACGCTCGATAGCCTGTCTCTTTTCGAGCTTCTCGTCCTCCTCGTTGAGCTCGCGGAGCTCTTTCTCGAGGTCGTCCATGTTGAGCTTGTTCTCG